AATGTTAATTTCATTGTGCATGTGTTTAGGTAGCCATTTGTTTAAAAGTTCTTGTACTTTAGTTTCACCAGTTTGTATAGGTGTAGCATCTCCTGCAGCAGCTTTAAATCCTTCTGATACAGGCATATTAGAATATGGGTCTAAGTAACCAATAATTTCTTGTGTAACTCTAGTCGTGTTATATAAACCATTAACCCATTGTGTAGCTAAATACATCATACCTTTTTCAGATATTTTTCCACCTAACTTTGTAACTTGGTCAACTACAGAGTTGTAATATGTTTGTTTTTGTGAGTCATAACCTTTTTTATTTGTAGCTCTAGTAATAGCAGCATTGTATTCTGCTTCTGACATATCATACTTTTCTAAAAACGTTGCCATTTGTGCAGGATTAAGTTCATAGCTACCTGTTTCAGCATAGTTTTCTTGCACCATATTGATATAGCTACCATCTTTCCACCAGTACAATTCATCTGCAATAGTCTGCATATCTTTTAAAAACCCTTGTATAGGATTTAAATTAGTTAAATCAGATTTAAGTTCGTTGTAACTACCTGCAGATACTATTTGATTGTTAATACTTAAAGTATTGAATGTAGCTAACGGTACTTTTCTATTAGGAAGTGTATTAGTTACAGCTTCTTTTAAAGCACCACGTTGTAAGTTTTCTTCTAAATCTGTTACTACAGATAGTTCTTGTTCTGGTACTGACCACAAAAAGAATGTCCCATTAGCGTCTTCATACCCTAAAAAGTATGCAGTATCCATACGGCTACCTTCTACTAAGTTACCTTCTTCATCTGATTTAGCACCTTCAACTACAATTAGTTGTGTACCTTTAGGACCCCAAGTTATTTCACTCATCTATCTAACATCTTTCCTACCCAACTATAAGAGTTATATTCTCCTTGGTCAGGCATTTCTGCAAACTTTTCAGCTGCTTTAGCAGTAGGAGAAATCTTAGCAGTTGTTTGTAAGTTTTCTATTACTTGTTGACCATATGTTTTACTATCTAGTTTACCTTTAAAGCCGGGAACTATCATTGGCATTATAGGATTTAATGCTTTTTGTACAGCAGGTTCTAATAATGCTAAACCAATTAAACCTAGTTCATACATATCTAAAGCATCTATTCCACCAACTAATGTTTTTTTAACACGTGAAGACAATGCTTTTTTTAAAGATTGTTTAGATACATTAGGAATATCTTCCGGAATATCAGCCATAAGTTTTTCTAAATCAAAATCTTTATTAGTTTGTATAACTTCATCACTATCTGCTAATGCTGTTAATGTATCATCTATTTGTGCTGTAGGGTCTACACCTCTTGATGTGTTTTCATTAAGCCATTCTCTAGCAGACAATGCAACTTCATCTGTATCGTCTACAAAAGATTGTGCTACATCTGTTTTAAACTGTGTTTTAATATCATCTATTTGTGCAGTTGTCATAGTTTTAGTATCTGTAATATAATCTTTACCATACTTTTCTCCATACCATTCTGCTATTTCAGCATCAGTTGTACCTGCCATGTGTTCGTCAAATGGTGTAGTTTCCATTATATCTGTCCTAACATAGCTGCAATAAGAGAAGACTGTTGTCTTCTAGCTGCATTACCTTGTTCTATTGCGCTAGCTTCAGCACTCAAATCTTCTTGTATCTCTGATTGTATAACAGCTTCAGGGTCTGTAATTTGAAATATGTCTGTTTTAAGTTGTTCTTCTTGTCCAGTAACCATTCTACCTTCAAATGGTTTAGTAACATTTACAGTTTCAAATATGTTATTAGTCCTTATAGCTTTTTCTAATGCTTGTAGTTCTTTAAATCTTGGAGAATAAAGTTCTGCAAGTCTAGTGCTGTATCTTGCTTTTTCTGCAACAGTAGCATCTCTAGGTACAATACTTCCAAACAATTCATCAATAGTTTCATCCATTTCTAAATCACTAGGTACATCGTATTGTGATGCAAGTACTTGTACAGCTTGTTCGTCTGCAAGTTTTTCTTGCATTTCTTTTTGTGATTTAACACTTTGAGATACACCTTCTATAGCTAGGTCTAATACAGCCATACTAAACGCTACATTATCAGGGTCTCCTTCTAAGAAACCATATGTAGAACCATGTTGTTCAATAAGTGCTTGACCTTCTTCACTATCTTGTTGTATAAATATAGTATTGTCTGCATACTCCATAACTAAAGATAGAACTGCTTGTGTTTTTTCTCCAAAAACTTCTTCATCATCAAAGTAATTTTCTTCTACTATTCCATTTTTAATAAAGCTATCTTGTAATTCTGCTAATAGTTCTGGTTGTTGCGTTATATTAAATAATGCTGTAAAACCATTACCAAAGTTACTAGGTAACATTTGTAATTCTAATTTACCTGTATCAGGATTTTTTACATAAACTTGTCTTGATGCACCTACAGTTAAACCTGCTGCTTCTAATGCTGATGATATTTCTCCCTGTATTTGTTGTTCTATACTATTTTGAGTTTCAAATTGTTGTTCTTCTGGTACACCAGATGTATCTTGCACCATGTTTATTTCATCTATAATTGCTTGTAAACTTTCAACATTTTCAGCATCTAAAGCATTTATTATTGTTGAATAATAAGCAGGAACTACAGTCATATATGTATCTCTAAACTCTTGTACAGATACACCAAATTGTTTTTGTATTAATTCTTCCATTAGTTAAATATTCCTATTAGTTCAGTATCGTCTCTAAATAGTCTACTGTAAACACCTATCCATATGTATTTAAAGTCTGGATATTCTTTGGTTATGTTTCTAGCAATTTGGGCTACTCCCATTCTCAATGCTTTTGCTTCTGGTGCAGAACTCGTTAGCCACCAACTATCACTAAAACCATAACTTTCTGAAATTTTGCCTGCTTCTTCCCATATAGGGTTAAACTCAGCAAACGCTTTTCCAGACTCTAGTTTTAATACTAGCTCATTTGTAGTCCATTCTGCTTGCATTTCCTCTAAAACATCTCTTGCTTTAACTGGATTAACACTACCGTAATCTCTTTGAAAGCCCGGTAGTTGTTCAATTAAATAATTTCTGTATATTCTTAGTACTTGCACTTCTTCTGATGAAGGTAAATCCATTGCTTCTACTTGTTCTTTAAATGCAGAGTATCTAAAATATCCACGTGTATCGTTTACTTGTCTTTGATATTCTTCTGGTGATAATGTAACTCTATCTCCAGTATTAAATTGTTCATACATGTTTGCATAATTACGTTCATCATAAGGACTATCTGGTAACGCATACCATTTAGATAGTTTTAATGTTTCAAGTATTTCTTTATTTGCAGATTGAAACTCTAATACTCTATCAGTAAAAGATTGTTTACCTACTTTAGATTGTGTCTTTGGAGCTGTTAACCAACCATGTTCCATACCATAAGTTCTTAAAAATTCATTAGCTCCTGCTACTTGGTCACTATCGTTTTTGTCAACTAACTCTCTATACTCATTAGCTAATATTTGCGCACCCCAATATTTACCATTTTTGTCTTCAATATAGTATCTTGGTGTCCAACCTGTTGGCAAAAAGAATTGTGATAGTCCTCTAAATAAATAAAGTTGTGATGCTTGTCTTTTAGAATATGCCATATAAGCATCATCTAAACTCATGCCTGCATTTAAATATTTATCTAATTTACCTTGTGCTGCAAGAGATTTATCTCTACCAACTGCTTTACCATATCTATAAACATCAATAGTTGTAGATGCACGTAATTGTTGCCTATCATCACCGGCACCTACTGCAGTTAATATTTTATCAAGCCATGCAGGAAATGGAACTACATCTCCTAATGATGGTGGTCCAAATTCTCCATAAAGTAGTCCTCTTACCTCTTTACCTAAACCATGTCTAGGTAATACTTTATCTGCAAGTACACCAACATAAGGTAATGGTCCCGGAACAAATCCTTGACCTAATAAGTTTATGCCTGCTACAAATCCTTGTGGTGCTACTTTGACGCCACTATCTTTGCCAAATATTGCATTACTTAAAAAGTCCATACCCGGATATATAAACATTTCTGAACCTGAACCATTAGGGTCTGGTGCAAAAAATCCATCACCTGTGTATTCATTTGTGTTAGAACCTTTAGCTCCAGTACTAAACAGTTGTGCTTGTCTAGCTCTATAAGGATTAGCTATTAATATTTTGCTCCAAGTCTGTGCTAACTCAAACCATACTTCGGGAAATGGAAATACGTTTCTTGTTATATCAGATATTAAATGTTTTTTAGAAGTATCATATAATAAGTTTTTAGTTGCTGATAAACCATAAGCTCTACTTTGTGTGTTAGCTAAATCATAGTCATCTATTTTTCCTGTAGCTACACCTTTTTGACCACGCATTTCGTCTATAACTTTTTTAGGTATCTTAGCTTCTTTAGCTTCTTTAATAAATTTCTTTTGTAATTTTGGAGACATGTCCATAAAGTTATCGTTAATCCATTGCCATCTATATTGTTTCCAAACAACAGACCTAGATAAATAAGCGTTAGGTTTAGTCATAAGATGTTTAAAAGCTATATCAGTATATTTATCTAGTTTGTTTTCTAGTTTACCTAAAAAGCCAGTAACATCTCTTTGTGGTCTTGACCCTTTAACTAATCCAAAATCAACACCTTCATCTATAAAATAAGATACACTTTCATAAATATTATCTAAATGACTTTTGTTATATTCTTTAGCAACATCAGGTATAAATCCAACAACGTTAGCTTTGCCTACTTTTTTACCTCTAGGTAGTTCTAATTTACCAGTAGCTATAGCATTTCTTAAATTTTGATTACCACCATAAGTTCCAAACTTGTAACTGTATTTATCGCCTGCAATATAGTTAGTACCTTCAACTAATTGTTCACCAGTTTTAATTCTTATTCGTGCTTCTACAGAAGCTAAGTAAGCATCTGCATCACGTGCATTAGTAACAATGCCTTCCATTCTGTTACCACCTAATCTTGCTAATTCTTTTCTAAGTGGTAATGCTTCTGCACTTCTAAACCATGCTTTAGATGCGTCATTAAATCCATTAGCAGCTAAGTATCTAGCTATAGGGTCATTACGTAATTGTATTAACTCTGTAGCAATACCCTGTTTATATCCATCTTCACCACGTCTAAGTTCAATAAAGTCTCTACCCATACTAGAACCTCTAGTAGGTCTACCTTTTAATGCACCTGCTGACCAAGCACTATTAGTAACTTCTTTATATTCAAGAGTTTCTCTAATCTTTGCGCTGTCAATACCACCGGCACTTTCTCCTAAAAATTTCTTAGATAGTTTACCTGCTTGACCATGTGACCTAGCCCATATCATGTGATTAGCAGGATGTATAAACATATTGTCAAGTCCTGCAGCAGCCATTCTCATACTTTCTTCCATAAATACACGAACAAACCAAGCACCTCTAAGAAGTACTAATGGTTTAAATACATTTCGTGTCATGTAATCTAATGTCAAAGTATAGGCATCATCTGTTAAATTTTTGCTAGGAATAATTCCTGTAAAGTCATCAGCACCTTTAAATGCTTTAATCATATTTTTACCAGTATGTGTTAAATTAGCGCGTAAACCACTTTCAAACTCATTTCCATAAGTTGTAAATACTTTACCTAATGCTCTGTTAATTAATCTGTAATCTACTAATGGTGCCATTAATTCTGATGACTCAGCTAATAAATGCAACGAAGGTACAACCATATTTATTTCTTCACCATCTGGACCACGTTGTACAATAGTTTCCATTACATCTCCAACAAATGGCATATTGTCTCCAGTTAAACTGTCAATAAAATATTTTCTAATGTCTGCATTACTTTCAAATATTCTTTTAGCAACTCTTTGTGTTGCAATAGTTTTACCTGTTTTTTGCATAATAAATTCATCTCTTAATATTTGTTGATATGCAAAGTTTTGTATAGCTTCAAAGTTACCATCAGGTATAGCTATTAACTCATCAACTATAGGTTTCATAGCATCGTAACTATATCCTGTAACTTGCATATGTGATACAAGATTACGTACAGCACTATCTCTATTAGTAAATGACAATCCTTCTTCTGGAGTTACACTAAGTATTTTGTTCATATAAGGTTTGTAACCAGAACGCATATTAGCGCTAAAGCCCATTAACTGTGCATAAGCATCACCTTGTACAGGTTTACCTTTAAGTACATTGATGCCTTGTTTAACTCCTCCACCTAAATAAGAACCAACGCTTCTAAAAGCTGCGTCTTCTTTTCCTATAGCACTTAAACCTTTACCAACTGTTTGTTTTAAAACATTTGTACTATCTAGTAGTTCTTTACCTTTTAATGCTGATGTTCTTAATACTGCGTTAGTTAATCCTGACTGTTTACCCGGTAATTGATTAATTACACCTGTGTCAAATAAATTGTCTAGTATTTGTCTAACTTCTAAGTAATCTGTTGTATCAGCTATTTGTTTAACTACTGTATAATCTAAATTATCAAAACCCGGTGTAGTCATTAATTTAGCTACATTATTTTCTTCTGTTAAAGCTTTAGTCATTTTTCTACCGAACGGTGAGTTCATTAAATCTTGTGTTGTATTTCTAAACAATGATGTTCTAGTACCACTAATAACACCTGCTTGTTTGTAAAGTTTTCTACCTGCAGCGTATTCTCTACCTTCGTCACCTTTAAATTTTCTAATAAGTTGACCATTCTTACCACTTATTAAAGGTTTTTTATCAGAGAATGGGTCTACATAATCTTCTAATTCATTAACTCTTTTATTAAAAGTGTTTAAATAATTATCTACTTTTGCAGCTTTATTTGCATCAAGTAATTTATCTACAGTAATAGGAGCTTGTTTTAATTTATTAATACTAGATATTCCTTTAGATAAAGGTATGTCATAAGCAAGTCTAAGACTGCCGTCAATAAATCCAGATAATGTGTTTGCTGCAGTTGTACCACTAGGAGTTACATTATATGCAACTTGTCTACCCGGTGAATAAGGTTGTAGCTTACCAGTATCTAATCCTTGTTTTTGTCTCCACCAATTAGAAATACTAAACATATCGTTAATATTATTACCCGGTGCATAGTTAGATTTTCTACCTTCAAAAAATTGTATTCTATTAGGGCTAGATAAACTTGTATATTCTTGCATACCTAATGCTTCATTTGCTTTTATAGGTGTACCTACATTGTCGTAATATAATTTTCTAGCTTCTGTTTCACTTAGACCCATGTCAAGTAACCGTTGATAACGTATGTCTTCTTCAGCTAATAAACTTTCAAATATAAATTTTCTATCTCTATCAAAGTTAACTGGGTTACCATTCCATGCTTCTCTAAATGCAGCACTAAATGCAGTTTCTCCTGCAAGTTTAGAACTTTCTTTCCACATTTCTGCATATTCTTTAAGTTCACCCCAAGTACCTTTATCTTTACCAATATCAGGTATTTGTGTATTGCTTACATACATAGCTAAATTTTCTTGTGATTCTGTTGGTAACATACCACTTTCAATCATGCTGTCGTATGCGTGTAAATCAGCAACATATTTAAGTTGACGATTTACTTTAATTAATTTTTCGCCCATACTCATAGCGCCAAGTAACGCCCATACACCTAATTGTGCATCACCTTTAAATACGCTTGCAAGGTTTAATGTCATGTCTTGATGTTCAGGCATTAACGCATTGCCTTGTCCATCTGTAGAAGCTAACTCCCATTGTTTAGCTGCTTGTTCAGATTGTGATATAGAATATCTATCTACTACTTCTTCTACTGCAGCTGAATTAGGGTCTGCTCCTACTTGTGTAAAACCAATAAGCAAACTTTGTGGTGCGTTAGGATACTTTTGTGTAAATGCAATTAACCTTTGTGGGTCAACATCGTTAAGATTTTCTTTTAAGTTTTTAAACTTTTTATTTCTAGCAACGTTATTAGCTACTTGTGATTGTTCAAATATTGGGTCAGGGAAGAACACTATTCGCTACCTTGATTAATCAACTCCGATATAATTGAATTTGGCATTACTTGATACATTGCAGCAAGTAACATATTTGCATCTTCGTCTATAGCTTGCATTGGAGGTGAACCTGCACCTAACATTGCGCCTTCTGTAATTGGTTGATTAGGAAATTCTGTTGCTCCAAAAACATTTGGAGTTACACCTGCTGTATTACCTACAGGTATTTGTCCTTGTTGTGCTACAGGTAACGGTGCTGCAGCTTGTTGTTCTGATAAACCTTTTTGTTCACCATAAGCTACACCCGGTATTCTTCTTATAGGTTGTTTACTATTACCTGCTCCACCATCAGTTCTTTGTGATAATGAACCCGGACCACTTACAGCAGCCGGTTTACTAGGTTGTCTGTATCCACCTCTACCTCTTTTCTTCGCCATGTTCCTCCATTATTACGACATAAACACCCGGATAAGGGTTTATTATTTCATATGCTTGTTCAAAAGATACTACTTGAGTATCTCCGTATTCTTCATTTACGATACTCCAAAACTCTGCTTCAACAAATTCTTCGTTCATTATGCTAATCCAAAAGCAGCAGCCATATCTGGCGGTGGTCCCTGTGGAGCTTGCATCATTTGTTGTTGTTGTATTAATGCTATTTGCTCTGGAGACATCTGTGGTTCTTCTGGAGTATAAAATTGTTTTAATATTTCTGTCATAGCGTTTGGATTTTCGTATATAGCTATAACTGCCATTGTGGCTTGTGGGTCTCCTTCTGCTGACCTAGCAAGAACACTATCAAATAAAACATTTTCAGCTTTATTTTTACGTATACGTTCTTGTACTTTGCCTACATTTTCAAGACCATCAATATTATCTTGTAAAGTTTCTGTATCAATAATACCTGCTTGTACTAATTGCAAACCTGTAACAATTTTTTGTGGCTCATCAAATCCTGCCATAACACCATAGATACGTCTTGTTCTGTGGTCTCCACCTATATCACTAAGTGGTTTATAGTTTTCTGAAAAAGATGTTCCATTAAAATAACCTGCCATAGGTTTACTTTGTGTACCTGTTTCTACAGCAAGTACTTCATCTAGTTCTAATCTTTTAGCATCCATTTCTGATATACCAACTTTTATAATCTCTCTATATTCATTAATCATTAATGACATAGATGAATTAAGTTCTGCAAGACCTGCACCAGTAGCGACACTAGCAGGAGACTGTGCATCATCAGTTACTGGATAACCACCAACTAATCTAAGCTGTCTTTCTAATCTATCTACTTGTTGAAATAATTGATAAGGTATATTGTTTGCAGGTTTAGATACTTGTGTACCCGGAGCTAAATAGTTAACAGCAAATCTACCTTTACGGTATTGTCCACTTTCTAACTCACCAGAAATGTTTGTTTCTGTAAATACACTATCTTCCATTGCAATAGCAGACATAATATTTATTTTTGCCATCATGGACATTAAACCTATTGTGTGGTCGTATTGACCTTTAAGTTCGTCAAAACTAAATCGTTTCATAAATACAAATGGTGTTGTACTTAATGTGTTAGGTATGTAATCAAAAAGTTGACGTGTTTCTGGATATACAATGTATGTACCAGTTATGTCATAGTATTCAATTATACTTACACCTTGACCTGTATT